CTCTTAGAGGATTAACACCGGATGGTATTGCAGGACCCAACACACTAGGAATCTTATTTAAATAATAATGGATAAAAACACTAAGCCAGTTAATAAACATAGCGATACTTGGTGTCCAATTCCATTTAATGCTATTAGCTTTCACCCCACAGGTGCATTTACTCGTTGTATGATGAGTGACACTCCAATGGGTGAAAGTTATGATAGCGAACAAATGAAAAAACTACGTCAAGATATGCTTGACGGCAAGTGGGATAAAACAGGGTGTGAAACCTGTTATAAAAAAGAACAACATGGAAATATTAGTCAAAGACAAAAATGGCTATTGCGTAACCCACATGATTTTAAAAGTCAAGAAGGATATAATAATCCACAAGTAACAGGAAATCCAGTAAATCATATGTTTATTAATTACAGTAATATCTGTAATTTTAAATGTAGAATGTGTAGTCCTTTATACAGTAACGGTCTTATACCAGAATTTAAGCGTCTAGCATCATTAAATATAGTTCCTAAATCTAAACTCGATAATAACTTAATTAAAAATAGAAATTTTATAAATGATACTTTGCGAAATGATCCAAGTAAGTTAGATAGTGTAACAAGTATTTGGATAACAGGCGGTGAACCTTTTATAGATAATAATGTTTATGATCTTGTAGGCATATTAGATCAACATGATAAATCATTTGAGACAGATTTAGTTGTTACAACAAATGGATCAAAGTTAGATTTAGACAGATTACAAAGTTTTGAAACATTAAAAAGTTTTGAACTTGATTTAAGTTTAGATGCACCTAGTACTATGTTTGAATATATGCGTAGTGCAGGAGTATTTACTTGGGCAGAAATGGAAAAAGTATTAGCTGATTTAAAGTATTTTGCACAAGTAAATAGTAGTTGGTTTAATTTTTCATTAAATGCTAGTATACAAGCATATAATTTTGATACTATACTGCAACTTAATAATTTAGCTATAGAATGCGGTGCTAGTAATAATTCAAGACAATTACTAAATCCAAGAGTATTTAGAACAGATGTATTACCGTTAGAAATGAGACAAGAAGAATTAAAAAAATTAAAAAACTATAAAGTTGTAGATCAGATAAGTTCGCAAAGATTACAAAGAACAATTGACGATGCTTATTTAAATTTATCAAAACCACAAGCAGATCGTGATGCGGTTAGAAAGTTTGTAAGAAGAACAATAGAAACAGACAAGTATAGAAATATGTACTTATATGATTACAATAAGCAATTAGGTGACTGGGTTTATAGCACTTATGACCATTACTTTACTTGACAAATAGCATAATTTACGCTATAATGTAAATGTAACAAATTTACTACGGAGCGTAAATATGACAATGCATCTTCTAGGACCAGAAATGTCCACTACTCAATACAGTCGTAAGAAAAGCAAAAAGGCTTTGAGTCCAGCAAAACTAGAAAAACTAAAAGTACAATGGCGACAACACAATAAAGATTGTCGCAGGCGACATATACATGCGGCACAATTTGCAAAGTTTGAAGACTTTGTTGCATATGTAAGTGGTACATACAAAGCCCCAAAAACTACAACAAAACGCCAAGCATACGAACCTCCAAAGGTACGTGAAACACAAAACTATCCAAGTCTCAGTAATAATATTATTGGTAATGGCACACGTAAAGAACCAATGCAATACACAGGTGAGCGTAAGTTACTAGGTATTGCCACAATGCACAAAAGCAACATGGTACCTATCTTTGAAGATCAAAAAGAACAAGCAGTTGAAATTGCACAAATGAGGCGTTAATGACAAAAGTCTGGAGTGTTACTATCAAAGGCAAAAACGATACAGTTGTAATGACTGATGAACAAGCAATGATAGTTAAAATGAAGTTCTCTCCAAATATTGATATGCATGATTTAACTACATTACATGGACTAACACCAGAATACTTACACAAGATAGAACGAAATAAATCCTTTGAAGGCGAAGATAAATGGCCAGGTGAATTTGAGAAAGCAGTTTGGGAATATCAAGACCTAATTGACATGAAATAGGTTGACAAAAGCAAGAACTCTTGCTATAATATACACATAATGTTAGAAAAAAGAGGATTAAAGTTGGAAGATAAAATTATACTTACAGATTGCGATGGTGTACTACTAGATTGGGAAAGTGCATTTCATAAATGGATGGAATCACATGGACATGTTAAAGTAGCACATGGAATGTACGATATAAGCCAGCAGTACGGATTTGAAAAGTCCGAAGGCAAACAGTTAATTAAAATATTTAATGAAAGTGCATGGATGGGTTATTTAAAAGCATTCCGTGATGCACGAAGCGGTGTTGCTAAATTATACGAGCATGGATATAGGTTTCATTGTATTACTAGTTTAAGTTTAGATAAGAAAGCAATACGTTTAAGGAAGTACAACTTAGAAAATGTATTTGGTAAAGGTACATTTAAAGAAGTATTATGTTTGGATACAGGTGCTGATAAAGATGAAGCACTAGCTCCATATGTCGGAAGTGATGCATTTTGGATCGAGGACAAACTCGAAAATGCAGAAAGTGGTGCAAAAATAGGATTAAAAAGTATTCTATTAAAACACGATCATAATAAAAATGAAGTCTTAATGGACGGAATAATAATGGCAGGCAATTGGGCCGATATAGTTGACATTATTGTCAACAGTTAAATTATTCTTCGTCTCCGTAAATAGTTAGAACTTCAGTAACAGCGACATGTCGTTCAACATCACCTTTGGTAAAGCTGACAACTCCAATTATATCACTACCTCTTTGTTCTAGTAGTTTTACGAAATTTTTAAGACCGTTGTCTTCGAATCCACGGTCGTGTTGTGCTAAGTCTCCTGTTACAATAATTTTAGAATTCTCGCCAATGCGTGTTAATAACATCTTCATTTGAGATGGTGTCGCATTTTGCATTTCGTCTGCTATAATCCAAGAATTCTTAAAAGTTCTACCACGCATATATGCCAGTGGTGCAATCTCGATAATGTTCTCATTAATCATATGTTCGATTGTGCTTGGTGACCAATATTCTTCCATTACGTCAAATATAGGTCTTGTCCATGGTGCCATTTTTTCTACTAGTGTTCCTGGTAGAAATCCATGTTGTTCATCAACACTGACAGCAGGTCGTGTAATTACAATTTTACTACATAAGTTTGAATTGTATGCGTCAATAGCCGCTAACACGCCTAGCAATGTTTTACCTGTACCAGCAGGCCCCATTGCAAACACAATGTTACGTTTTTCATCGTCAAGAAGTTCCACATAATCTTCTTGTGCAAGATTTCGTGGTACAATTTGTACGTGTCTTTTTCTGTGTGCGTTAAGTTGGACTATCTTATCCTGTGAATGTTCTTGTTGATATTGTTGTTTTTTGGTTTTTCGAGCTCGTTTAGCCATGTGTTCTCCTATTTGGATGTTGGGCCCTTTACTGCCTGCTCATAAGTATTTAATAGTTTAACGAATAAGTTAACTTAGTATAAAAAGAATAAAAAGGTAGACACTAAGAACTAACTGTCATAAATAAGTATATATTAAAGGAAATTCACAATGGATCAAAATTATATTTTAAACAACCTAAGAGCAAACACTAGTAGAGATAGTGCATTAGAAACACTAATGGACTTTGAACGTGTAATGGATACTGCCAACATTTATGCATATAAAAACTGGATGGAAGGCGAAATTGTCGAAGGTCCACATATTGATAGATACTGGGTAACAGTTACCTTAATGTATTATAAAAATCAAATGCCAGATCCAGAAGGTGCAATGAGATTAACAAGAAATGGTTGTAAGGTATATTATGCGGAAGAAGAATATATTACGGCTGCAAAACTAAAAAGTCCAGACGACAGTGAAGGACAGGATAATGCGGACGGTAGAAGACCAGGCCAATCACGTGCTAAGAGAGTTATTAAGCCTATTTGGTTAGTAACAATAGTAATGCCTAGAAAATATATGAATGATGTAGAAGCAGCTAAATTGCGTGTTGATGATCAAGGTATTGATAGTAATGCAGTAGAGCAAGCATACACAGATGAGATATCTGCTGCAGATGAAGGATTAGACTTATGAGCATACAAAACAATGATTTAATAGATTTAGTACAATCAACATTTAGTGTAGATCAATACAAAAGTAAAATAGGCGATGATAAGAATGTTGTAGTATTAGCATTTGAAGTCAAAGATGCCGACCCAGCAAAAGATTTAAGCCAATTTATAGAAACAGGACATGATACAATAGATGTAGACGTATCACCAGGTCCAGACAAAGACGGAAATTACAAAGTTTTTGTCGAGTTACAACGAAACAGTAAGTTATTTGATGCAATTGATAACATACTAAAAGATATTACTCGCATAGACGAATCAGCAAACAACTTTATGTTTAATGCATATAAAAGCGATATGCCTTCAAGTTGGAATAGACAAAACTTTGAAAGTAGTGTATACTCAAGTAGTTACGATTATGAAATGGCCACTAACCCTAAGGCACAAGAAATATCGGAACGCATTAAATTTTTAAACAAGTATTAATATTATGATCTTAGGAAAATTAAAATTACTTCTTATCCTGACCGCGGTAATAGGTGCCGTCGGTTTTGGTGCGTGGAAGTATTACACATACACTCAAGAACAGATTCGTGTATATGCCACAAACGCCGCAACTGCTGAGCAGGCCGCTGCTGCATCTGAGGCAGCATTTGAATCAGTACAAAAAGATCTAGCAGAAGTACAAAAACAATATAATGAAGTAAGCAAAGAATTTGCATCAGCACAATCACGTGTTGATACACTTGAAGAAAAACTAAGCGAACATGACTTAGGTCAACTTGCACAAGCAAGACCTGGATTAGTTGAAAAAATAATTGACAAAGCCAGCAACAACGTAGCAAGATGTATAGAGATACTAAGCGGTTCACCATTAACGGAGAAAGAAATCAATGTTACACAAAAATCAAAAGCCAATACTGAATGTCCTGGCATTGCTAATCCTAACTATATTCCTAAGTAGTTGTGCAACTGCACCACAGGTAATTTCATACAAAGCAGAACCTATTGAAAAACCAGCACTAGTATTACCTGCCGCAGGCACACTAGAATTAAGAGATGCTGATTGGGATATTATTACACCAGAAGCATTAGGAACAATATTTGATAAGTTAAAAGAAGATGGCGAACCTGTAGTTATATATGCATTAACAACAGAAGGCTACGAGCAACTTGCATTAAATATGGCAGATGTAATTAAATTGTTATCAGAACAAAAAGCAATTATTGAAGCATACAAAGAATATTACGAACAAACAGAAAAAAATATAGATGACCACAACAGTAAAACAATACAAGTTCCTGTTGAAAAAACAGGAATACTCGACAAATTTCTTAATTAAAAACACTAACGTTTAAGGCTCTTCATAATGTCAATAAATACTACGATGAAGAAAATGAACAACCCTTGGTTTATTCTTGGCCTAGAACCAGGTGCTACATTAAAAGAGGTCAAAACAGCATACAAAAAATTAGCTCTAAAAAATCATCCAGACAAGGGCGGTACTATCGCCGACTGGTTGGCTATAAGTGATGCATACGATAATATAACAGAAAAGAAACATATTCCTATTGTAAAATCACCAGATGTACAAATGGTAGATTTAGCATTAACAATAGAACAACAAATTAATGGAATAAATGATTATATTCAAATTGATGATTTATATTTAAAAGTAAACATTCCAGCTGGTGTATTAGTAGGTGATAAATTCAAAGTAACCGATAAAAGAAAGAAATATATAATAAATGTAAAAGAAAAGGCAAATAAAGTCTTTACAAGATCAGGAAATAATATTATAATGTATAAGACATTAGATGTTATTGATGTAATGAAACTAAATTCATTTATGATAATAACACCAACAGGTGAGCGTTGTGAAATTGATATTCCAACGGACACAGTAACAGGAAGTATAATAGTGCTAAAGGGACATGGGTTATACAACAGAAAGAGCAAAAGAAAAGGAAATTTAAGGATACATATAAAGGTGGACATACCTTACTTAAATAGTACTAACATGGAAGAATTTATAACGAGGTTAAGGACAAATGACTGATATTGAAAAAATTGTAATAACTGCTATCAATTTAGCAAAAAAATTAAAACACGAATATGTAACAATAGAACATATAGCCGCAGTTATATTAGATGATCCACAAGTGCAAGCAATGTGTTTTGAAGTAAATGCAGATTTTGAAAGTTTGCAAATTGCATTAGTAGAATATTTAGAAAAAGAATGTGTTGAATTAGTTAAGAATGATGCTCAAGAACCAAACCCTTTTAAAACACAAATGCTTGAACGAGTATTTAATAGAGCATTAACACAAGCATTATTTCAAGGTAAGAAACATCTTAACCAACTAGATTTAGTATTAAGTATACTAGGTGAAGAAAATAGTATAGCGGCACAGTACGCAGAACAGTTAGGTCTTAGTAAAAATAAAGTTATAAAATGGATGCAAGAAACACAAGCACAAGAAAATGAGCAAATATTTGGCCCAGTTGATGGATTAGGTGATCCTCGTAGACCTCAAGGTGCAATGACACCTAGAGATGTATTAGCACAGTTTTGTACTAACATGAATGAAGCATATGATGAATATGATGATTTAATTGGTCGCAGACATGAATTAAAAGAATTAGTACAAACAGTTGCACGTAAGAAAAAATCTAATGCTATTCTAACTGGTGGTAGTGGTGTTGGTAAAACAGCAGTCGTACAAGGACTAGCAAAACTTATAGTTGAAGGAAATGTTCCTGATATTATTAAAGATAAAGTTGTATGGGAATTAGATATGACTAAGTTAGTTGCTGGTACAAAATACAGAGGCGACTTTGAAGAACGTATGAAACAATTAGGCGAAGCACTAATACAAGAACCTAATATTATTTTATTTGTAGACGAAATACATACAATTATTGGTGCAGGTAGTACAAATGGTACTATGGACGCAGGTAATATGTTAAAGCCGGCATTAAGCAATGGTAAACTAAAAGTAATAGGTGCTACAACAGATGAAGAATATAGAAAAGTATTTGAAAAAGAAACAGCACTGGCACGTAGGTTTACAAAAGTTGTAGTAGACGAACCTAACACAAAAGACGCAAAAGAAGTTGTATATAACTCTTTAATATCATATGAAGCATTTCATGATGTTACTATTAGACCAGAGGCAGCAGATCTTTCAGTAGAATTAAGTAACCAATATATTTTTAATAAAAAACTACCAGACAAAGCATTTGATATTATTGATAGAGCATGTGCATTTAATAAAATATTACCAGTTGAAGAACGTTTAGATATTTTAGGTGAAGATGAAATTAAAGCAGAGGTGGCAAGATTAACTGGCATTCCAAAAGAACATTTAGGAAAAGCCGAAGACGAAGCAACAAATAAAAAGCATTCAGAAGTTAGAGAGTTTTTAGAAAGCACAGTATTTGGACAACAGGCAGCAATTGATTGTGTAGTAGATAGTATTACAGTTAGTATGGCAGGACTTAAAGATCCTATTAAACCTATTGGAAGTTATTTGCTTACAGGTCCAACAGGTGTTGGTAAAACAGAACTTGCTAAACGTTTAGCACAATCAATGAGCATGAAACTATGTAGATATGATATGGCAGAATATCAAGAACGTCATACAGTATCAAAACTAATTGGTTCACCTCCGGGTTATGTAGGTCATGCAGATGGTAAAGCAGGTGATGGTTTACTTATTAATCAATTAGAAGACAATCCTAATTGTGTGTTATTATTGGACGAAGTAGAAAAAGCACACCCAGATTTAATGAGCGTATTGTTAAGTTTATTAGACGAAGGTACAATTACATCAAGTACAGGTAAAGTAGTAAGTGCCAAGAACGCTATTGTTATTATGACAAGTAACCTTGGAGCCAGAGACGCGGCAGTTAAAAGTATTGGCTTTAATGAAGAAACATATAATGCAAAAGCAGTAGATGACGCAGTAAACAATTACTTTGCACCAGAGTTCCGTAACAGACTAGACGGTATTGTTAAGTTTAATTCTTTAACAAGAAACGATATGAAGCGTATTGTTATTAAGTTCTTAGGTGAGCTTGAAACATATGTAGAAGGCAGACACATTGTAATTAATTGGGGACCCGAGCTATTAGCAATGCTAGAAGACAAAGGATATGATCCTACAATGGGTGCAAGGCCACTTGCAAGATTAATTAATGAAAGTGTTAAACTTCCGTTAGCAAAACATTTACTAGATCATAACAAAGACTTTACATTAGATTTAGACTGGAAAAAAGACGCACTAACTATTAATGGAAAATAATATAACAGTACTGCCCACAGAAACTGTATTTTATAGATACTTTGATACACGACTTAAAATAGTAAAAATACCACGCAACTTTCATTTCAAATATGATAAATTTGATTCTCGAGCAAGACTACAATACAGAGTAGTAAAAATATACAGAAGCAAGCATGAATATGATTGTAACTTATACACATCAAATACAGAAATTGTACAAGATGTGTTAGATAACTTCGAAGTAACAGAAATAACACAACCTTTAAATGACACTCACAGAGAACTATTACATAAGCGTGACAGAAAAGTAGTTATCCGCAACAAGTTATGGTTTAACAGATACAAGCATAAAATATCTGCATGGCATAATTGGGATAGGAATACTAGTCGTGAAGAAAGCATAAAGATGATTCATTGGGTATATGAACACTTTCCTAAAGGTGAAAATAGAGTTGTATCCACCTCATATGGTTCCTATTTTGGAACAGTCAATAGATTAGCACAACCACCCACTATATTCACAAACAGTGAAGAAACTATGATGTTATACAAGTTAGCATACAGTGATATGCTTAAAATGACTATGGAAACCTGTATAACGCTTCAAGAACTCAATAATTGATAAATACTTGTAAGATTAAAGGAGATTATTAATGGCTAGTTCTAACATAGTTCTAACAAATAAAAACGAACTTACATATACAAGTGACCCTGTAAAAGGTGATGGTTACTATGGATTTGCTGACGGTTTACATACAATGAGTTTCCATGTAAGTAACTTTACTGGAAGAATTCACTTAGAAGCAACAATTGTAGAACAACCAACAGAAAACGATTGGTTTCCTATTGAATTATCAAACTTAACATCATATATTCAATTTACTGCAGAAACTAGTACCAAAGGTACAAGTTTTGAAGGCAACTTTGTTTATTTACGTGTTAAAGTTGATAGAGCATATTTAGGTGCAGGATCGTATGATGCGGCATTACATGGCGCTTTAAACAAAGTAGTAGTTTTAATATAAAGGAGAAATAAACTTGGCAATTCAAGCATTCAGTGGTGGTATACAACAACTACCTACACCAGATTTCAATTTATTAACAAGTATTGCTGATGGCGATATTTTAGTTTATAGAGATATAGACAAAGCCTTTCACAATGAAACGGGTAATTTTACAACATTAGCACAAGTTAATGCCTTAATAGCAAATATACAAAGTGGAGGTAGTGTTGATTTAAGTGACTATGTTACAACTACAGCATTAGCGACACAGGTAGCAACACTTAACACATCAATTGGAACTAAAGCAGATACTACATATGTAGATGCTCAAATAGCCGCTATACCTGGTGCAGATTTAAGCAATTATGTAACCAATGCATCATTGTCAGGTACAATAGCAAATTACGACTTGTCTTCAGAAGTAACAAGCAAGATTAATACTGCTATTGCAAATGCTACATTCTTTGATGGTGATTATAATAATCTTACTAATACTCCAGTAATTCCAGATTTAACAGGATATGCAACACAGACTTGGGTACAAACACAAATAGCAAACACAACACTTGGTTCATTAAATGATGTAAGCAGTACTGCACCAAGCACAGGTCAAGTACTTAAATGGAACGGTACAACATGGGCACCAGCAGCAGATAGTACATCTGGAGGCGGTGGAAGTGATGCAGACACATTAGATAGTCAAGATGGTACTTACTATTTAGATTATAATAACTTTACTAACACACCAACATTATTTGATGGAGCATATGGCTCTTTAACTGGTGCACCAACTATACCAGCAGACATAAGTGATCTAACAGATACAACTAATTTATTAAGTGGTGCAGCTTATACTGATGCTAGTGTTGACACACATCTTAACAGAAGTTCAGCAACAACGGGTCAAGTATTAAGTTGGAGTGGAACAGACTATGCCTGGGTTGCTCAAACAGGTGGAGCAACTACATTAGGTGGGTTATCAGACGTAAGCAGTACATCTCCAACAAATGGTCAAGTACTTAAATGGAATAGTACAAATTCAGAATGGGAACCAGCATTGGATGCCACTACAGGTGTTGGCGGAAGTAGTTATGCAACTGAAGCCTATGTAAATCAAAAATTAACAGAACGTGGTCCTCACTTTAGTGGTGATTATAATGATTTAACTAATGCACCAACATTGTTTAGTGGAAACTTTGCAGACTTAAATGGTAAGCCAACTACAATAGCAGGATATGGAATTACAGATTCACCAGATAGTCTTTTAGATTTAAATATAATTGATGGTACAAGTGGGCAAGTATTAACAACAGACGGTTCAGGAAACTTTACATTTACAAGTGCAGGATCATTTAACGGTGATTATAATTCATTAATTAACTTACCTACATTGTTTAGTGGAGACTACAATGACCTAGCAAATCAACCTTACGTTCCAAGTATAGCAGGACTGGCATCAACATCCTATGTTGATTCAAAAGTAATAGAACCTAATGTAATCAGAGAAGTAAGAGTATCTAATGTAGTATTAGCAACACATGATAATTATGTTATGTCAATTGAAACAACCGATGCTACACCAACAGAAGCATTATTAACTACTGGAAATAGAATAGTAATTGATGACGATAGTACAGTTATGTATAAAGTACATATAATTGGTGCAGATGGCACTGATAAAATTGGTGCAGATGGCACTGATAATTATGGTATTAAATTACAAGGTATTATTGATAGAACTAGTGGAACATTAGCATTAATTGGTACTCCAAGTAAAGAAACCCTAGCAGATACCACAAATGATACGTGGTCTGGAAGTGTTTCTGCTGATACTGTTAACAATAGTTTAAAGATTTTAGTAACAGGCGAAGCGGCAAAAACAGTAAATTGGACTATTTTTGTTGAACAAAACGCCGTAAAAAGATAAAAATTAGATAAATAAAAGTAGTGCAACAGCACAGAACTTTAAAAAACATTATTAGGAGAATATATAATGGCAACAAGAAATCCAGCAAACTTAATTGAATTCGGTAAATTCAACTACGGTGCTCCAATTACTTCATGGACTATCACAGCTGCAGCAGACGTTTCAGCAGAAACAGCTCCAGGCGAAGAAATGGAAGCAATTCTAGAGTGTGTATCTCAAAAAGGTACAATTATTGGTCTTTCTGATCACGCAACAGGCGGTACTGTATTTACAGTATCAGTTGAAAACAGCTCATGGGCTGATGCTTCAGAATTACAAACGGCTCTACAAGCATTATCACTAGCAACTGCCGGTGCAATGACAGTAGCGTAATTTACGTTTCTAATTGAAATTAAAGAAAACCCAGTTTTAGAAATAGAACTGGGTTTTTTTATGGCCATTAAACACTCAGATAAATAGTTATGCCGGTGTAGGAGTCTTTGACCCATGTCGGTCGCGGACATGGTGAAGTGGTATCATAATGGGTTTCCAGCCCAAAGTCGCAGGTTCGATTCTTAGCTGTCCGCTCCAATTAAAGGAATATAAATGAATATACGATTTTTTGGTCATAGCCTGACTAAGTACAAAACTAAAAAAGATAATTCAATTGATACATTTGTAAATATTATACAAGAAAAATATCAGTGTTATGATGCTAATAATTCATATTATGGAATAGGAGCATGTAGCGAAGAACGAATATTATTTTATTTAAAAAAGCAAAAAGATATTAGTATGGCGATTATATTCCATGCAATACCTACTTATGTATTTGTACCTGGATTTGTACAAGATATTACAAAAAGTAAATTTAGTAAAGATGAGATGAATTATTGGAAAAAAACAAATAAAATTCTAGCAGAAGATTTAACATTAGATAAAGCAAATGATATAGTAACAGATAATAAGCAATACTTTTATCATCAAGATTTACAAATGAACAGGTTCACTGGAGCAATGATTCAAATAGATCAATATTGCACTGCTAAACAAATACCAGTTATACATTTCACACATAATAGAGTTCCAGACTGGATTAAGTTTACATCTGGTATAGTTGATAAAGAAATTGTAAGTAAAATGGACTTTACACATAATCATTTAACACCTTATTTTATTGGCTATGAAAATAGTGCTAATGGAATTAATAAAGAAGGTAATATAATTATAGCAGATAAAATAATAGAATATGTTGAAAACTATGATAAGTTTATATTTGAGAAGAAAGGTGTATGATGTATACAATTTTTGATTTGCCAAAAATTCCAAAACATTTAATATTAAGTATAGAAGAAGTTTTAAAACTTGATAATGAATTTACTGGACTCAGTAATAATTATTCCACTCACAGTGTGCAGAATGAATTAAAAGAATACTTACAGTTGATGTTTCCAGAACATCAGTTTTTTAGGTATCAATTGTTAAAAGGAAATATACCAATACATGTAGATATTTCCAGAGATATTGCTATAAATTATATTATAGACACAGGTGGAAGTAATGTTTCTACTGTTTGGTATGATGATACTCGTACAACTGCTATAGAATCAGTTGTATTTCAACCTAATATATGGCATTCAATAAGAACAGATATACCACATAATGTAAATAATATCACTGGGCAAAGATTTGCAATTACAATAACTAAAAGCGAAGATAAAAAATTATTAAATAAGTCAGATAGAGAAAGAGAAGAATACGATAAATTGATAAATACTAGTAGCAAAAATGGAGATTAACAATGCCTAACACAGATTTAAACAATGACGGTAAAATATCATGGATGGAAGCATTTCCATATTGGTTTGATAGACTACGTTTATTCCCTCGTGCATTTATTACAATGTACATATATATTTTATACGAAGTAACAAACTGGTTTATGTTACTAGAAGAGCCTAATATGGCACAAGCTGGTTTAGTTAGTGTTGTAGTTGGAGCCGGTGCAGCATGGTTTGGTCTTTATGTAAACAGTACTAGTGAAAACGGTCAAAAGATCGTAGTACAAACTGATACTTCTACTTCAGGAACACGCGGTAGTTATAGCGGTTCAGCAAGTGCAGAAGCAGATTATTCTACTAAAAAGAGCAAATACTAAATGTATCAACATCATATATTATTAAAAACAACAGAACCTTTAGACAGTGAAACTGCAATGGACTGGTTGGGAATTTGTAAACGTTTCGCACCAGAGGGAGTTGTTTTCTCATATAATAAAGTAGTTGATGATCATGTAGAAGTTGCTATGGAATATGGCACAGATGATAATTGTCCGGAATTCCCACACACATACATAGTTCCACTAACAAGAGATTTAACTCAAGAAGAAACTGCAATAGTTGTTGCGGCATGGGATTATAAATTTATTCCCGATTTTAATATTGAAATATCAAACATGTACGATGAAATGCAAGACGTAGAACTTGATATAGATCCTGAAATAGTAGAAAGTGCTACAATAGATTTAAACAAGTGGCATCACAATAGATGGCGTGATGAAATGCTTAAAGAAGGATGGCACTATGGATTGTATTTTAGCGAAAGTAAAAAATCACACCCAGCTCTCAGAGATTGGGATTCATTACCAGAAAGTCATAGACGCAGCCCACAATTTGATAACAAAGAAATATACGAATGGCTTCGTAAAAATGGCGTCAAATAACGGTTGACATAACCAATCAATCTTGCTATAATATACGCATAACTTAATTTACAGAGGTATATATGGTAGGCAAGGTAGGTTTTGCGTGTAAGTATTTACATCCCGATCAAACACAAAAGAAAAAGATACTAGAAGAAATTCAGCGTCCACTCACAGAAAAATCTACAACTATTCGTTGGCTTAACGAACAGCATAAAGATGTAGCTGAACAGCGTTTGTGGGATATTATGGTACACAATACACAAGCAGTTTACAACCTTGTAGAGTATGTAGGTAATCTTCCAGAGAATCAACGCATGGTACGTTTAGGCAGTAATCAATTACCAGCCGCAACACACCCAGACTGGAGTTGGTATTGGAAACGAGCAGATGTAGTAGATTATGCATCTAAGCATTATGCAAAAGCAGGTGAGCTTGCACGACAATTAGGTGTACGTCTTAGTATGCACCCAGGCCAGTTTGTTGTACTAGCAAGTGATACACCAGAAATAGTAGAACGCAGTATAGAGGAGTTTGAATATCATGCGGATATCATCAGGTACATGGGTTACGGTAAGAAGTGGCAAGACTTCAAGTGTAACGTCCACATCTCCGGTAGACAAGGTCCAGCCGGTATCAAAGCCGCACTTCAACGATTGTCTCCAGAGGCAAGAAACTGTATTACTATCGAAAACGATGAAAACGCATGGGGCCTCGATGCCTCACTTGAACTTGAAAAGGAGGTAGCATTAGTTGTCGACATACACCATCACTGGGTTCATAGCACCGGAGAATATATTACTCCAAGCGATGACAGAATTAAACGTGTCATTGATAGTTGGCGGGGCGTCCGTCCTGCTTGTCATTATAGCGTTAGTCGTGAAGCTCTTTTGGAAGGGCATCCAATAGACGTCAAGCCAGATTACAAAGCATTAATAGAACAAGGTTATAAGAAAGCAAAACTAAGAGCACACAGTGATCTTATGTGGAATACTGCCGTAAACGAATGGGCTGGTACTTTCCGTAAAGACTTTGACATTATGGTCGAAGCAAAAAGCAAAAACCTAGCAAGTATACCATTTGAGGAATCCACAAATTGAATAAAATAATTAACTTTTTTAAACAAAGCTATGCAAACGATCGCATGGCTTTTTACGCAGAAATAGTAGAAACAACAGTTCTTATTATAGCAAGTGCTGTATTGTCATTTACAATACTTGATCCTGCTACAACAATATTCGTTCCATTGTACCTAGTAGGAAGTATACTAGCAGTATTCAGTACATATAGGCGTGGAAGTAGTGCTATTGTGTTATGCACATGGTTTACTATTATGAATTCTTGGGCATTCATACAACTTTTTATATTATAAGCATAATTTACATTATTGATAAATACTAGCAATAGGAGTTATCAATAATGAGAATAGAACACTTAGTAGAAAAAGAACTACCAGCAGATACAATTTTAAAAGAAATAAGAGTACCAAAGGGTGAACGCCAGGTTATAATGGAGTTTTTACCGTTGATACCTGTTGCTTTATGGGCCGGTGGTGCAGCCTGGACTGCTTATGATACATATAAAGCAAAAAAGGCATATGATGCAGGTGAGATTACACAAGCCGAATTAGCTACTAGAGTAGGTACAGATGTAGCAATTAGTATTGCAGGCGGTGTACTAGCTAAAGCCGTTGGTAAAGGTTTTAAAGTAGGTAAAGAAATTTACAAAACTAAAAAAGCAGCCAGGGCAGCTCAAAAGAAAACTGCTAATATTCCAACTCCAAAAGACGCAGCAGTTCCTCCAACAGGTATTAATGTAGTAGCAAATGCAACTACAACTACTGCAAAAACTTCAACTAAAAAAGCCGTACAAACTGCAAAGCCAGGCGATACTATAAAAACTGCCAAAGGTGAATTCCTTGCAGGTGTAGACGGTAAAGCAACTACAACTAGAGTAAGTGCACCTAACGCCGCAGAGATTAAGAAGCAGATATTAAGTGTAGTTAACAAACCAAAATCAGACCTTGCAACTGTAGTAACTAAAACAGAAGTAGTTCCAGGTGCAAATGCAGCCGCAAAAGTAGTTGACAAAGTCAAAGACGTAGCACCAAAAGTAGTCAACAAAGTTAAAGATGGTGGCGCAAAAGTAGTTGACAAAGTTAAAGATTTAGCTAAAAAAGCCGCACCAGTATCAAAAGATGTCTCAGCACCAGTAACAGCTCTTTCAACAAAAGCAGCCGCGAAACAAACTACTAAAAAGTTAACTAAAACACAACAAGATGCATTAAGCAGTATGGGTAAAAATACTTCAAAGGCAGCTAATAAAACTACTAAAAAGTTAACTAAAACACAACAAGATGCATTAAGCAGTATGGGTAAAAACTTAGATGTTGCAGTAGGACAAGCTGCCGCTAAAACAGGCAGTAAAGTAATTAATAAAGTATCAGGCAAAGTAGACGATAAGTTACAAAAAGCAGCCAATGATGCTAAGAAAAACAAAGTTGTTAATAAAAACAAACTTGATACTACAGCAGCCTCAGGTGCCGTTGTTGCCAAAGGTACCAGTAAAGTTGCAGCCAAAAAGTTAGATGATATAAAAAAGAATAACAAGAATAACAAAAACAAAGACAAAAACAAAGACAAAGACAAGAAAAAGGGCAAATTGGGAAGTTACTGGAGTAACCTAAACAAAGGTAATTATTGGGATACTAACTTATCTGGTGTCGCAAAGAAATATGGTAATTTCTAAGGAATAATAAGATGCGTATAGATGAAGTCTTAATATATGAAGAACGACTAAATGCAAAGCCTATCATCTCCGCGGCTATTATAAAACTTGACAAAGTATTCAAAGACAACAATCATGAAATGCGTATAGTAGGTGGTGCAGTACGAGATATTGCATTAGGTAAGTCACCCAAAGATATTGACTTTGCCACAGATGCTACTCCAGACGAAATGATGGCTATACTTGATAAAGCAGGTATTAGACACAAACCTACAGGATTAGAACACGGTACTATTACTGCAATACTAGACAACGAACCATTTGAAATCACAACACTAAGAGCAGATACAGAAACTGATGGCAGACATGCTGAAGTTGAGTTTGTTAAGAGTTGGGAAGAAGATGCTAAACGCAGAGACTTAACATACAATGCTATGAGCATGGACATTGAAGGTAATGTTTATGACTACTTTGGCGGCATGGATGACTTACAAGATAAAGTAAGTAAATTTGTAGGTGATGCAGAAGAAAGAATTACAGAAGATTATTTACGCATATTGCGTTACTTCCGTTTCCAAGGTAGACTATCAAAACCTACTTGGGACAATGACACACTAGAAGCAATTACAAAACACGCCAAAGGACTATCCGGTATTAGTGCCGAGAGAATATGGCAAGAAATGAGCAAAGTACTTTCAGGACAGAATGTTGCTAGTGTAGTATCAATGATAGAAAAAACAGGTGTAAGCAAAGTTATTGGACTATCTACTAACAATGCAAACACTCTAAAAGACAAGAGTAACCCCGTCTTAGCGTTAGCACAATTGGATAATAGCGTAGATCTTGCTAAACGATGGAAGTTTAGTAACAACGAAACACAATTATTAAACTTTTTAATTAAACACAAAAACAATCCACTTGACCAAAAGAAAGTGGAAGATATGATTGCTGATGGAGTTGATAAAGATTTAGTAAACACTGATGCACAAGTACCAGACTTTCCAATAACAGGTGCAGACTTAATTGCTAAAGGCATGAAGCCAGGTCCAGAAATGGGTGCAACATTAAACAAATTAAAACAACAATGGAAAGCAAGTAACTTTACTGCTACAAAGGATGAATTATTAAATGCGACTTCATGACCTATTTGAAAATAATTTAAGCACAGAAAGAGGTAGATTAGAATATTATCTAAAAAAGCCTATTGAAGAAGGAATGTTAGTTCGTTTATATAAGTTAGGAAAGTTTCATCAAGGACCAGATACATTAGCAGAAATAGTTCCAGAACGTAATGGAACATATGCTTTACATCCTGATAAATGGGAAAGCACATTTTACAGTTTAACAAACAAAGATTTTAAAAAGATAGGCTATTACAAACCTATTATAATAGAAGCACCAGCAAACATGATTGTTGCTGATATGGCCATTGCAAATCAATTTTATAGAACAGATGATCCTAACGAACGCAATAGACTTGCAAACGCATACAAAGACAGTATGGGTAAAGATGTTTCTAGTATGAAAATGCCAGAAGTTATTTTACCAAGTGTAACAATGGAAAGTTTATTTGAAGATTTAGATCCTAAATCAGAACTATATGTAGACATGGATGGAGTACTAGCAGACTTCTTTGGTGTATGGAATAAAATGATGGGTGTTAAACACTGGAAGGATATTCCAGATATAGATAAAGCATTACAAAAGATCAAAGACACAGATGACTTTTGGATTAACTTGCCAATGACACCTAATGGAAAAAGTTTGCTAAATGCAATTAAAAAATTTAAAGGAAAGTATAATATATTAAGTGCGCCGCTTCCAGGCGATCCTAATTCAGAACCACAAAAACGTGCATGGATTAAAAAGCATTTAGGTATGTTCCCACCAGCAAAAATTATTATTGACCATAATAAGGCAGCATATGCCAAACAAGCAGATGGAACTCCAAACGCATTAATTGATGACTTTGGAGAAAACATTAGCAAATGGCGTAGTGCAGGTGGTGTCGGAATACAACACAAAGATATAGAAGTAGGAGATACTATTTCTAAGTTAGCACAGGAATTAGAAGATGGGCAAGAACCAGTAGAAGAAAACTTTGCTGATGGTAAAGTAAAAGGCAAAAGCAGACCAGGGCGTGTAAAACGTAGTGGTGCTAGTTGTAACGGTAGCGTAACAGAACTAAGAGCCAAAGCAAAAAAAGCCAGCGGTGAGAAAGCGAAAATGTATCACTGGTGTGCTAATATGAAAGGCGGCAAAAAGAAATGAGCAAACAAAATTTAACAAAAGAAGAACTTAAACATTATATTGAAAAGTACAAAGAACACGAAGCAAATAAAACTAGTACAAACAAAAGAAATAAATACTGGAAACAATATTTTACACCATCTAGAACGGAAACTAGTTTTGATATGAGCAAGTTTTAATATGGAAGCAAACAAAGAAAACATATGGCATTTTACTTGTGATTACTGTCAAGGTTTTTGGAGTGTAGCAACCATGGACGAATGGAAACCAAAAGAGTTATACTGTACACATTGTGGTAAGTTAAATAAAAATGACGATGGAAAGTTTAGTGAGGCAAAGTTTAACAAAGAGGAATGGTGTTCTTGCGGACACAGAATTATAGATTGTGATTGCAAAGCGGGTTGTAAATGTGGATGCAATAAACAATACTTAGGAGCATACTAATGAGAGCAAATGAATTTATAACAGAAAATAATGATTTTAAAGATGAATTCTGGCTTGAATATTATGATCAAATAGTTACAGTAGTGACCAATGTCTGGAAAAGAAAATACTCAGATGTTAAATTACATGCTATGGATGACGAGGATGGATTAGCCGATGGGTTTACATTTAATACAAATCCAGATCACCAAGGATATGCTCCAGATAACGATGGATTTACATTAAATTTTAGTTGTCAATTATATCACACTGAAGATGGAGTATCATCTAAGAACTTGTTTTATATAGTTGTATCAAATGCATATTCAGGCAAATACAAAGGTGTTGTGGTAGATATGTTAGATGCTACATATAAATTTATGGAAAGCAAACTACAAGAATATGTACCTGGAGCCAATAGAGCCGACTTTAAAAGAATGATTGGCATTCATCACAATAGAAATCAAGAAGCATGGTCAAATATTGCAAGAAAACTAGGTGCAGTTGAGGAACCAAGAGGAGTGGACCAATGAAAATGGATGACATATACAAATTAAAATATCTAGCAGGTATAACTGATAGAGATGGTAATAAAGTGAAAGAAGATAACGGTGGCAGTAATATCAGTATTACAGGCTCCGAAAAGGGACGCATTCAGCGTGAAAAGAATATACAGCCTGGTACAGATGCATGGTTTAAACATTGGTTTTCAAAACCTCACTTAACCGGCGAAAAATCAACAGGAAAATAACATGGGAACAGAATTAATTATATTGTTTGCTTTAATGTGCAAACATGCAGTAGCCGATCTAGCCATACAATCATTTAGATCACCATCTAAAAAGAGGCTTTGGTTAAACAAAGGATTACATTTACATGCAGTAGATCACGCAGTACTAACATTTATAGTACTATTATTTTGGATTAATCCTTGGTTAGCATTGGGTTATGCACTGATTGATTATGTTGCACACTGGCACATTGATTGGTTAAAGTCTAATATATTATGGATATTTGGAATACCTAGAGAAGGCAAGGGGTTTTGGCGTCTACAGACTGTAGACCAGATACTACATTATGCTACATATATGTTTATAGTATCATTAATGGTATAAGAAGGATAAATAGTTGTATGAAGATAAATGAAATAGATTGTTGGGATGGTTACAAAAAACAAGGAACTAAACCCGGCACAGGAAAAAACAAAGGTAAGCGTGTAAACAATTGCGTCAAAGAAGACGAAGTTACACTAGATGAATCACAAGATTTCCATGAAGAGTTTGGATATCTAGGATACAGTATTGATGAAAGTGATCTTTTTGAAGCGGAATACCAAGGACGAACAGTTAAACTTAACAAGCCAACAAGAGGCGATGTTAAAAAGTTTAAAGTATATGTCAAGGACCCTAAGACTGGAAACGTTAAAAAAGTAAACTTTGGACATGGCGGAACAAGTGCTAAATCAAAAGGTGAAAAGACTATGAAAATTCGTAAGTCTAATCCTAAAGCACGTAAGAGTTTCCGTGCAAGACATAACTGTGATAATCCTGGACCTAAAACAAAAGCTCGTTATTGGTCATGCAGGAAGTGGTGATTATAGATGAGAATAACTGAAGTAGACAAAGGGTTAACACAAAATGAACTGGATCAATTAGAAGTTTTTGCAGATAGATTATTTGCGAAAGTAGGCATTGATGTAGAGTTTACCCGTCACTTCTTAGATCGTGTAAATGATGAACGCAATGTAAAACAAATTACTGCAAGCGAACTTACACGTTTATTCAAACAAGAATACAAACGTTGGGGCAAACCTATTGCACAAATGGGCCCAGACTCAGAAGCAGTACTAAAAGATTTAGCAACAGATGTAAACATACCATTTGCTTTACGTTGGGATAAAGAAAACAACGAATTAGATCTTATCGCTAAAACAGTAATGCGTAAGAAAAATTTTAAAACATCTAACAAAGAATTTGAAATACAATCAGCTGATTACTCGTTAGATAATATACAACACAACAAAGTATTTGAATCAATAAAACAACTTAACGAAGCAGGCCCGGCAGCAGTGGCAGTACCAATTGGTATTGCGGCATGGAATGCCTATGTGTATTCCAGATATGCTCAAGCAGCCTGGTTTACTGCAAAATTTACTGCAACAACAGCCGCAGCATATATTGTTGCTAATAAATCTGATTTTGGTTGGCTTGAAAGAAAAATGGCTTCATCGGCTATTCTTGCATATCAACTATGGGACAAAGTTAGAGGCGTGCAAGATATGAGTAGTGTTCAGTGGAGAGACACTAATGCATCAGCAATGGCATCAGGCCAAGCAGGTGCTAATTTAACACAATTAACATTAGATGCTAGTGAACAATTAAATGGAGAGTTAGCCGCAGGTGTAAATGAATTAACTGCAAATGCAAATATAGAAACTGAATTAGATGACAAAGAATTAGAAACAATAGCAACAGCAACTGCTGATGCTCAAAATTTAGTAAGTGATAATAATCTTATAAAACTAGCAACTACAATAACACAAGCAAAACAAAACGATGATAGTGATGCAAAACTTATTTCATTAGCAACTAAAATTGCAACAGCCCAACAGGCGGCAGACAAAGTAACTGCACAAAATACAGCCAGTGATGCAAAACTAATTGCACTTGGACAACAAGTAGCACAACAACAAGCAGATAAACTAGCGACAGAATTAAGTGATAAAAAACTAATTGCACTTGGGCAACAAGTGGCACAACAACAAGCAGATATTAAAGCAACAGAATTAAGCGATGCTAAACTTATAGCACTTGGACAACAAGTAGCACAACAAAAAGCAATTGCGGCTGCAAATGCAATCAGTGATGCTAACTTAATTGCACTTGGACAACAGGCGGCCCAACAACAAGCAACTGCACAAAATACAGCCAGTGATGCTAAATTAATTGCACTTGGACAACAAGTAGCACAACAAAAAATAGATACACAAAATGCAACAAGTGATGCTAAATTAATTGCACTTGGACAACAAGTAGCACAATCACAAGCAGATGCTAAAGCAACTGCACAAAATACAGCCAGCGATGCTAACTTAATTGCACTTGGACAAGCATATGCAGATGCTAAAGCAGATGCTAAAGCAGATGCACAAAACAAGGCAAGTGATGCCAAACTAATTGCGTTAGCACAAGCAGTAAGTACTGTAAATGATGTTGATCTTAATGTAGATGTAGGTGACATTGGAAAAGACATAGATATTACAATACCGGACACAGGTACTATTACAAGACCTGATGCACTTGATTTACCAGGCGCAGGAACAACAACTGGTGGTATAGATACAACTGGTGCTACAGCACAAGGAAATGCAGCGGCGGCGGCTGCGGCTGCACTAGCACAAGCAAAAGCAGGTGCAAATGCTCAATCCACTACAGCTGATCCAAACGGAAATAACAGAGGCACCAAGAAATCTAAAAAGAAATTTGATTGGGGATTGGGAGATGGTGACTATTGGGATACAAACTTATACAAGTGGACACAAAAATATGGAACATTTGAAAACACTAATCTAATTAAAAAATATTTTACATTAAATGAAGGCGGAGCAATGCCAGGCGTTGGTGCTATTCATATTGATGAGATTACTCCAACATTACAAGCATTAGAAAAATCAATAGGTGTTGACTTAATGAATAACACATTAGGCAGTGTAGGTAAAAGACAATTCAGTGGAGACATTGATGTAGCACTACAAATACAACCAGAAGAATTACCAGCATTTATAGAAGAACTTAAAAAGAATCCACTAGTACTAGACATTGCCAAAAGCAGTGTTATTATGACAAAAGTTAAAATTATGGACTTTGATCAATCTAAGTCAGACGGTAGACCACGTACAGGATTTGTACAAGTAGACTTTATGCCAGGCGACCCAGGTTGGATGAAAACTTATTATCACTCACCAAGCGAAGAAGAATCAAAATACAAAGGTGTATATCGTAACATTATGATTGCTACATTGGCAGCAGTACACAACAGAGATCAAAGTGATGCTAAATTAGATGACGGTAGAGCTATGGAAGAAAGACGTTTTATGTGGAGTCCAACTGAAGGATTGTTGCGTGTACAACGCACACCTGTTCCTAAGAAAAATGGTGATGGATATACTAAAAAGAATAAAAATGAAACAATAGACGGTCCTTGGAAACAGCCAGATGAGATTGCAACACAACTAGGATTAGACAGTGGAAAAGACTTGAACAGTTTTGAATCATTACTAGCCGCAGTTAAAAAGAATTGGACCAAAGAAAAATTACAATATGTTATAGATGGATTCAAACAAAACAATGTTGTACAAGACATTGGTGTACCGGAGGAACTAGACGATGTTAATTAACGAAGTAACAACAAACGAAGCTACTCCATGGGAATTACTTAAAAGAAAAATTACTCCAGTTGTACAAAAAAACAAATACCAGCGTGTTGCAGAAAAATTACATGCAATATTATTACGCAAAGAAAAAGAAAACGGTGGTATATTTAGACATGCACTAGGTTGGTATACATATAACATTGGTAATTCATACAGAGACATTGATCATAAAGTTCTTCATCAATATTACTTAGATAATTTTGATGCAGTTGTTGATTAATATACTTGACAATCATCCCCTTTATAACGTATAATATACTACAACAGGATATCTATGACAGACAAATATTGTATATACACAAACAACTTTACATTCGTTGATAATGACGGATATGTAGCATTGTGCTGTAAAAATCTCAAGAATAAACTTTCACAGTATCATATCAAAGACTACAAGTTAAGTGAAATTTGGAATAGCCCAGAAATGCATTCTGTTAGAGCAGAGATTGCCTCAGGTGGCGAACCTAATGGTTGTTTTAAATGCTACGATCCTGAAAGAGATGGAGTTCGTAGTTTTAGACAAAAAGCATTAGGTATGATTAATAACGGAGTCCCATTTCAAGATGAGAAAATACACGCACTTGATTTAAGGTTAGGTAATGTATGTAACTTGTCATGTGTTATGTGTTTTGCTGGTAACAGTAATAAAATATTACAGCAACATAAATCAATGGCAAAACATTTTAATTGGAAAGAAGGACGTTTAGAAAAAGAAGCAGAAAAGTATCACAAAAGCAATTACGATTGGAGTGATGATCCTGTAGCATGGGATAATATTATTTCAAGTGTAGATAAAAATTTAAAGCACGTATACCTAGCAGGAGGCGAACCTTTTTATCTTAAAAACTTTCCTACTACAGTAGAAAGACTAGGTAGTTTGGCTCCGGGTGCTAATTTTGTTATTAATACAAACGGCACAAGACTATTAAGAGAAAAAGATTTAAAACAACTAAAAACAGTAGAAAATGTATTCTTAAGATTTAGTGTAGATGGCTGGGGGGCGGCTGATGAATGGACCAGACAAGATACAGTATGGGAAGAAAAACTACAAGTAATGGATCAATACTATAATCATTTTAAATTAAAAGTATGGGACATTACTGCTAATAGTTTAAGTGTAAGACACATACCTAAACTTATTACACACTTATGGGAAAACTATCCAGATGCAAAAGTACAGATTCGTCCAGTTGTTAATAAGACAGAAGTACTAATGGAAAACATTCCAGATAGACTTAAAGCAGATAGTTTAGAATTTTTTGAACAACACAAAGATAAGCTAGAGGGAGTTGATCATGTTATAAACGAAATGCGTAAGCCGTTTAACAATGAGATGAAACGCAAACAAAAAGTAAAACATTTTGTAAACTATTACGATACACATGGTGTAGTTACACTAGATAGTTTTGATCCTGAGTTAGCAGAATGGATTAATAATGATGCAGAAGAATAGTTTTTGTTCAATTCCTTGGATACATGCCGCTACTAAAACAAATGGATCTAGTAGAGTTTGTTGTTTAATGAGTAACAGCACAGGCGGTGAAACTGGACATAATTTTAAAGAACACAGTGTAGAAGAAATACACAACAGTGAATTTACACGTAAAATTCGTAAACAATTTTTAGCAGGCGAAAAGCCAACAGAGTGTAGCACATGTTGGATTAAAGAAGATAATGGCGGTCACAGTAGACGTACATTTACAAATAAGATTTATAAAGAATTTGATTACGATAAAGCAGTACAGGTAACAAAACCAGATGGTAGCACAACACAAATGCCTATATATTGGGATTTAAGGTTTGGTAATTTATGCAACTTAAAGTGTGTAATGTGCGGACCTGGAAGTAGTAGTATGTGGTATAAAGACTGGGCAAAAGTTCACTCCACTGATCATTTTTACGACAGCGGTATAAAAATCAACATGTCGGACGTATCCAAACAAAATAGGAAAGATCGTGCATCGGATTATGATTGGTGGGAAAGTGAACACTTTTGGGAACAGTTAGATATACACAAGGAACAACTACAACACGTTTATTTAGTAGGCGGTGAACCTATGTTAGTAGAACCTCATTACAAATTTTTGCAAAAGCTAATTGACAATAATATAAGTAAAAATGTAGTGCTAGAGTACGATACTAATATTACAAATGTACATCAACGTGCAATTAATCAATGGAAGCACTTTAAAAAACTAATGCTTAGATGTAGTATAGATGATTTTGGTGAGCAAAATGATTATATACGTTTTCCTAGTAAATGGTATAAACTAAATGAAAATATAGAACGTATTAACGAATTATTACCTAATACACAAATAGAAATAAGTATTACGTGGCAAATGCTTAATGCATTTACAGTATTAAACTTATTAGATCATTTTAAACAGTATCATATTAATATAAGAATATTATCTACACCTAGTCATTTAGATGTAAAACATTTACCAAAACAAGCAAAATTAGATATTATAAATATGTATAGTAATTCAATACATAAAGATAAACTATCTCACTTAATAAGTTATTTAAACAGTACATTAGACTACGATAGTAATCCATATAATTGTATAATTTTTTTAGAGAAGTTAGACGAAATACGAGGTACAGATTGGAAAAAAACGTTTATCGAATTGCATAAATCGATAAATACTTAAAACAAAGGTATATTACTATGAAAATTTTTGATATAATTAATGAAAACAACGGTGTTAAGAGAGTTAATACAGGTATTGATATGAAAGCTGAATTGGCCAAACGAGCTGCACAAATATCTTCACCAGGAACTAATCCAACCTTCAACACTAGAACAAATGTAACAAGAAATAGTAATTCAGGCACAGGTGCCTCAAAGAAAACATTTAGTAAGTATATATCTAAAACGGGCGACTTGGGTGGAACATCATTAAGTAAAGTAAACAATTTTACAAGTACAAAAGATGGCACTACTGGTACTAGCACAAAACGATTTGTTATACCAGGTGGAGCAGGAACACAGAGCGTAACAGATGTTGGTACTGGAAAAACAACTAATACCAAATTCCAACTAAAAGGTCCACAAAGTTGGGCATATGATAAACCAAAAACAACTAATAAGCTAGCTAGTCTAAATGCTTCTAAAAAGATAAAAGAAGATGGCGTTATAGTTCCAGGAGTTAATACTACAGTAGATGTTAAGCCAGGACAAACTGAAAAAGAAGCAGCCAAGTTTTTTGGAAAAGGCAAGCCAGCAGAATTACACAAAAAAGCACGTAAGAATAGTAATGCCCATAATTTATATAATTTAGGTTTAACAGAAGATAAGAAAAAAGAAGATATACCCAAAGATGATAAAGCTAAAGACAACAAGCCAAATGATATTGCAGGATTTGATCCTCAAACTGCAATGGCAATTAAACAACTAAAAGCAAAATACCCACACGCCGATAATATAATGTCAGCACTAATGGCACAAACAAATCAAACTTTACAAAACCAATACAAAGGTGATCAACGCAGAGACGAGCAAGATAAAAAACAAGCCGAGACAGACAAAGAACATTCAAAAAAGTTCCTCGATATGGAAATGAAATTATTTAATTTAATTAAAAAGAACAATCTCAAAGAGTCAAAGAGACAATAAATTATGATAGTTTATATTGTACAAATGGAAAAGTCAAAAACAGTAGACTGTAGTTCAGCTGATTACAGAAATGTAGACGAACCTCATAGGTATGTAGCAGGAGTATTTACTAATTATAAGCAAGCACACAAGGCCGGCGAGACAGAAGTTAAATGGAGACACGGAAAATACAATTATCATATACATGATTGTGTGTTAGATCATATTAATAAAAGTAAAATAAAATATCAAATATGCGAAGAAAATACATACGGTGACCTTGCACCAGCTTACAAAATTATAGACGTAAGAAATAAATTAAATAAATGAAGCCACAATACGATAAATTAATGAATACCAAAATGGATTCTACTGAAGAGCAGTTTAAAGAATTGATTAAGTTACTAGATAAGATTAGTATGTCAGGACAATGGCATCAACGACATGACATTGTTGATATGTCTTTTAAGGCAAGACAAATAGTTGAAAGTTTAGAAGAAAAGTTTGACTTATGAAAATAAAAGATATATTAAAATTACCAAGCATAGAAATAGGCGACGAAATACTTGTGGGTAAATTTAAAAACCGTAAAGCAACTGTCACTGGTTTTGCAGTAGATGACAATAATCAACCTGTGTTAAAAACAACCAAAGGCGATCAAAAGCTATTCAAACCTAGAATAGTTAAACTAATGGATAAGTAAAATGAAAGTTGAACTGAGACGTTTTCAGTCAAAACACCTTTTCCAACTAAGAAGTATACTAACAAAAGAAACTGCAGAACAATGTAATCTAGAGTGGCCTTTCACAAAAGAGGTTGCAGAATTGTTTATTTCAAGTTATAATACATGGGGTATATGGATTAACGGAGGGATACTAGCAGGTGCAGTAGAAGTTAAAGAAGATTTTGAAACAGCATACTTTGTCAATGAAAAGTATAGAAATATGGGCATAGCAACGCAGGCAGTTTTATTGTGTAAAAACGAATTTGCAGATAAGCAACTATGGTGTGTTATTAACCCTAATAATAAAGCAAGTTTAAAGGTAGCTAATAAGTTATGTCAAGTAAGAAATTTAATAAAGAAGAACTAAAAGATACACATGGTCCTATGAACAGTGTAGCAAAAGATGATGCATTAGTTTGGGCAGGAGCACCAGATGTAAAACATTTAAGTAAATTAGAACCACACAAACGCAGAGAAGTTATTGCTAAAAAACAAAAAGCAAAAACTAGTAGTAAAAAACATGATAGAAATTTAGGTAAGCAAATACTTAAAAACCTAGAGGAGTAAAATATGGACTATTCAAAAGTAGACAAAGACGGCAATAAATTAGAATCAATCTCAGAACCAGCTAATCAAAAAGTACAGGCAGGACATTATGAATGGTGGGTAGATCATCCAGAATTTTATGAACCAAGCGAAGAAGATATTAAATGTGAATTACAATTATCTGCACTTAGTACAGTAGAGCCATTAAAGTGGGAAATTGATCTAGGTTGGTTTAATAAAGAAATTAAAGCATATGATGATAAGTGGGTTCCATACTTACGCAGAGAAGGTGTAGTAAACAATAGAACTGGGCTATGCTTAGTAGGATTACCTGGCGATAACCCTTGGGATAGTTTGAGTATGCCAGAAGCAATGAAGCGTACAGGACGTCAGCTAAGTGAATGTGATTTTAATGAACCTACACAGTTGTATAAAGACTGTAAAAGTTTGCATACATTATTAGATTATTGGAAGCCATTAGGACGTACAATGATTGTTAATAGTGGTGCTGGAGGCTGGTTCCCACCACACAAAGATCAACCAATGTTAACAAGAGATACATTTAGAGTATGTGCATTTGTATCAAAGAATGTAGGACATGATGCTTATGAATGGGTATCAGATGGTCATACTTGGCCTGTTAAAGCAGGCGGTGTATACTATATTGACACACGCAAAACACATAGAACACACAGTTGGAAACCAGATAGCATGCATTTAGTAATGAATATACCAAAAACTTGGGAAAATGTTATGAAACTAATGAGTGCCACACTCAATTACTAAAGGTTTCTAATCGAATTAGATAAATACTTGTATGAAGATTACGGACATAATAACCGAAGATGCTGACGCAGGAAGTACAATGGCAGGTAATATTGCCAGTGTTTCTTTCCCTATGACGCCCGGAACTAAGAAAAAAGACGCTCGTAAGGCAGTTGATCCAAAAGGATACTTAGGTGATGGTAAACGCAAAAAGCAAAGCGTAGGTTATACCGAACAAGTAAAGGTTATCAGACGATGAGAGCAGACCAATTAGAAAGCATTTATGCAAAAAACAGAGACGAACCTATGAATCCTGAAGTATTAGTACAAGGATGGGGTAGACTTGATCTTAAGTCTTTAGAAACTAAAGTAGTAAGAATGTTTCATGAGATTGCAGAAATGGGTGAAAAAGGTAATTGGGAAAATGTTGAATACAATCTAAACAAAGGTTTAGTACAAGCATTTATAAAAGCCATCAATGAAACCTATGAAGAATTAGAACAAATTAGAAAACGCGGCGGTACGAACAGTCGTGGCATCAATAAGAGGTAACGACAATGGATACAAACCACCCAACATATATAAAAATTAATAATACTTTCGATCGTGTTATGGACGAAATTAGCAAGTTTGAAAAAGTATTTCAACCAGGAGGCAAGCTAGAGCAGGCCATCCTAGAAATTGATGGAGACCCATCATATTTAAAAGATTTAGCAACAGCACTTGAAGAAACATATGAGGTTCTACAAGAAGCACACTACGGTACATTAGGTCACGTAGTAGATGAGCAACTAAGCAAAAAGACAGAATCAAACATTACAGAAGGCGTACTAGACGGCGGAGACGAAGATGGATTTATGGCTCGTAGCCAATTATACTTCCTAGCCAGAGATGCAATTAAATTACACGGTATTGTAAAAGACCAAGATGATTTAGCACCATGGGTTTCAAGTAAGATTGCACAAGCTTCAAAGGATATGGATTCAGTTCGTCGTTACACTGAATACAATGCCATGAAAGCTGAAATCGAACCAGAAGCACACGCACACGAAATGCCACAAGAAATGCCACAAGAAATGAATGAAGGCACTATGATTGGCGGACTAATGAAGTATGATGGTCAACCAGAAGGCGAATATGCAGACGCAGTAGCAAGATATAAAGAGTTTATGTCTCAACCTCGTCCACCAAGTGAAGCAACAACTGATATGGTACAAGGCTTTATATTTGACGATGAGTTATTAGATAGCCTAGGCGAAGCTGAAGATGGCGGAGATGTACTTGATGTTAGATATATTGTTCAAAGTAGACTAGAAGATTTCTTTGGTCCAGACTTTGAACTAGGTGAAAGTGTTTATGAAGCAAAACAAGAAATGTGTCCAGAAGCATGTTGTGGTAAGCCTATAACAGAATGCAAATGTGGACCAGATTGTGAACACTGTGATTGTCATTCCAAGAATTCAGCAATGAATGAAGGAATGGAATTTGATGAAAAACGCAATGATGATTTACAAGTTATAGCAAAAGACATGTTTAAGCATGCATTAGCAAACGCTAAGAAAAAGGTGAAATAATTATGTTTACTAAAGCCAATTTTGAAAATAACGAAGATAATAATTATCATACAGAAAATGGTATTGAAATGGCAAAACATTTTGGTACTGAAGATGAACAAAAATTAATGGCACAAATTCAAAAAGATCATTATGCTCGTGGGCATATTAATCCAGATGAAATTGAAGCACGTAATGGTATCGTTAAAAAATATTGGCATATGTTAGAAAGTGAAACAACTAACGAAGTAGCAGAACATGGAAGCACTGAATACTATAGAGAACAAGACAAAGGTCAACTTAACCATACTAGAGCAATGTTAATGAAATCAGCAGGCCAACTAAAGGTAGCAATTGATCAAAGACACAAGTTCAGTAAAGAATTAATGGGTACAGGCGATAGAGCAGGTACAGGCGAACTGTATAAAATGTTAGACACACTTAATGAATTAATTGAAGAGTGGGACGACAAAACAGAGTTATACGGAACGTAGGAGAACTATTATGAGATTAAGCAATTTAGAAGAAGGTAGTTATAATAACACACCAGAGCCAAAGAAAATGCAAGTAACAGTTGCTGATAAAAAATATAACACTGAAGCATGGAAACGTTATCAAGCAGGCGACTCAAGATACGAATTTAAAAATCCAACAACAGAAGCAGAAGTTGAAGAAGGTGGAGAAGGTTCAGGCCCTAAACACAAAGAAGTAACAGTCACCAAAGACGGTAAGTCTAAAGTAGTTAAAAAGATTGCAGCCAAAGTATTTACAGATGCTGGCTGGAAAGTTGAAGAAGGCAAAAGCCCACACAAAAAAGGTACTGCAAAATACAAAAAGCATATGGCGGCAATGCATGCAGAATCAAAAAAAGTAGAAGAAGATACTAAAGGCAGAGATGAAAGTGTAAAAAACATTGACGAGATTTTAGTAAAAATGGGTGCTGATGCTCCAAGCGATATCATTGCTGATATTATGCATTGGATTGATGCACACCCAGGTGAAAACTTAGAAGACTTAATAAGACAAGCTAATGGTTATTACAATAATGAATTAGATGAAACAAAGATTAATGAGTTTGGTCCAGATGAACGTTATATGAAGATTGGCAATAATACAATGATTGCAAATAAAAAAACAGGTAGTGTAAGCAGCACCTTAAATTTAGGTGGTGATAAAACGGCGACTGTTAATAATCATCTTAACAAAGATGGTTCAGCAGGTAAAGTTAGTGCATCAGGAACAGTAAATGGTGTAAAGTTTAAAGCCAGTAACAATATAACCGGCACTGCTCCTAAGGCATCAGCAAGTATGCGAGGAGTAACTATTAACGCATCTAAGGAACCAAAAGTCAGAGAAGCAGGCTCACCATGGACTACTACAGGCAAACATCCAGAAAAGATGACAATTGATGAACTATGGGCCGAAATTGCAGTATTTGATCATATACAAGACAGAGGTGAACGTTTAACCCCAAAAGATATGATGAGATTGGATTCATTGTTTAGTTACATGGATACCGCAGAAATGAACGAAGCTATTCACCGTAAAGCAGATTCTATGATGGAATCAGCTAAGTGGAAAGCAAAAAAGAACAAATAGGAGTATATTATGTTTAATTGGATAAAAAAGATGTTTGGAGCAGGCGCTAAAGAACAAGTGTTCGTAGCAAAACCAAAAGTTACTGTAACAAAAACTGTTACTAAACCTATTGTTATTAAGCCAGCATTTAAAAACAAAAAAGAATTAGCAAAACTAACCAAAGGCAAGATGGAAGAAATCGGCAGAACGTACGGTGTAGAACTTGATAAAAGAAAAAAGAAAGATGCACTAGTTAACGAACTTTGGAAAGCAATTAAGAAATAAGGAACTAACGACATGCGTTTAACAAGACTATTTGAAGCAGGCGATATTGATAAAATAAAACAATTATTAATCAACAAAATTACTTCGTCAGACGAAGAAGCATTATTAAAAAAACTATTGAACGCTATGGAATCGTCAGGAATAGATGAAAGACTTGTTCAAGCTCTTGCACAGGATCCAGATGCTAAAAGTTTTGGCGTTGACAAAATTGTTGCCGATATAATGAACATTCCTGGTACAATAGCAGAAAAGATTCACTTTGCTGATTCGTATTCAAAAGGTTTTATTAATATAAGTGAATTACTCAAAGGCAGTGCTACTTCATTAGAAGCATTGTTACAAAACCAGGCAAAGATTGATCCTGCAAATGAGGAAGAGCAATCAATGCCGTTTGTTAATAGAGTATTTAAAAGAATGCTACTATCAGATTACAAAGCTCAAGGCGAAGGTACAGGTGAAATTGCTCTTGCAGTTCTTTCTCCTAGAATATTTAAAACAAGTGGTGGTAACGCAGCAGTAGGTGATATAATTGTTAAAGGTGATGTAGACTATAGAGTTGAAGTTAAAGCAAGAGTACCAAGTAAATCTGGTAAGGGTGCTGGAAGCCCAGGTAAATTTGCAGATTCAAAAATTTATGCAGATTTTGATCCAAGAAAAATGTCTCAGGTAATTAAAAAATATTATCCAGAATTATCAACTAGAGTAGCATTAGTTGGAAAGGCTGGTATGAGAGCAGCAACGCAATATATTACAGGTCCTGGAGAGAATAGTATTGTATCAAAAATAGAACCAGAAAAGTTGCAACAATTTGCAAATGACTTTTCTGATGCACTAACAAACGGACTAGGTCCTGAATTTAAAGGAAATATAGCAACTGCTATACAAAACAATAACTCACAAGCATTGCAAGATAATGTTGTTAAAATGATTCACGATAAATATTATGCAGTTAAATCTAAAAGCGAAGATGAAAAACTAGACGGTATTTTAATAATGGATATACCTAGCAACGTAGTATTTTATTCACAAGGATTTGACCAGATTCAAAAAGCAGGCGGTCAAGTACCTGGAATTTACGTAACAGATAAAAATGGTGGACCAATGTCTGAATTCAGAGACTTCGCACCAGGCGTACAGTTTTAATAATATGTGGGAAATAATTGAAAGAATGGCAACAGACCGTTTATGGGTATACACTGCTCTAGTAGGAAGTATATTTGGTGCGTTGTTTGTAGCATATTTACGTGGAACTAGAATTAGTGCATGGGCTTTCAGTAAATGGTCAGCATTACTAAACTTCTTTGTTACACGCTATGGTTGGACATGGTTCCAACAAGATCCAAATGCTTGGAAAAAATTACACCCAGAACTTACTAAACGCATAGAAGATTTAGAAAAGCGTTTAGCATGGATCGAAAAAACTACCACACGAAAAGTAAAATAACATGGATCAAATATATCTAGTATGCACTCGTAGTGCCATCAGCGCCAGTGCATTAACTTACATAATTAATCAAAGCCCACAATTCTACAATGTAGTACATAAGAATTTATTTCTACATGAAGATGGAGATCATTTTGATACTGCTAAAATAATCGAAGACTGGTGGAATGTTCCTAGCATGTTTAGTGCATATAATCCAGATGTTAGAAATAACGAAAATATAAAATTAGAAACACTACAAAACTTATGTAACGAATGGAAAAAGTTACAAACAGGTAAACACATTGCATTCTTTACACATGCAACAAACACAGCAGATATTATGAAATGGAGAGATGAACACAATCTTCCAATAACTGTGGTTACTACTATTATGGGCAACAACTGTTACAAGTATATGGACTTGTTCTTAAAAAGAGAATACAATGACGAAATGAATGAGTTTATAAACTTATTTGAAGCATGGAAACATTTATACAATCAATTTTTAGCTCAAGATGCCATGTGGGCAGAACATGCCGATGTTGTACTTGCTATGGACGATTGGCTAGATAACCCAAGTGTAGTATATCACGCATTAAATATATTCCCTAACAACAATGTACAACTGTGGATAGACGAATATAAAGTAGACAATCAATATCACAAATGGGATATAAAAGTAAATGATGTAACAAACAAGTTAAAAACCATGTGTTATATCTACGGAAAATATGAGAGCTTATTCCATTCAAATCAAGCCAGAAAACTATTTGCACTATCAGTATTAGAATCTGTAAGAAAACAACATAAACACGGACTAACGGACATACAGCAAGTAGTAAATCTCACTGAAAATATCATCAGAAAATCATTGACTTTAGCGTAATTATAGTCTATAATTAAAACTAATTAAACCTAGGAGAATATCTATGAGCATTACATTTAACCAAGACGATATAGCAAAACTTAAAACACTAATACAAGAAGGTATTCAAGTAAGTCAAGAAGTGGAAACACTTAATGAAGGACTAAGAGATACTGTAAAGCATATCGCAGAAGAAATGGGCATTAAGCCTGCAATCATTAATAAAGCTATTAAGGTAGCATACAAGGGTGAACTACACAAGCATAGAGATGACTTTGATACACTTGAAACTATACTTGAGAGTATTGGACGACCTGATTAACGGAAAGAAATAAATGAGCAACCACTATACACCCGGTCCAGGACCGTTAGATGGAACTAAGAAGGTTGAGACACAACCAATGAAACGAGAAAAGTTAAACGACAAAATCAAAGCACTAGATAGTACTAGAGTGTTTAAGAAGATAACACCTAAAGGCGATTTATCTTGGTATGTTAAATGGGTTTCAGTTGTGCTGATTCTATTTGCTACTTCGGCAAGAGCAACAGGTACCATGCCACATATTGATTTGTGGTTTGGACTAGTTGGAACACTTGGATGGTTTTGGGTAGGTTACCTTTGGCATGATAGAGCACTTATATTACTTAACGGTGTATTGGTTACTCTTATTGCTATGGGCTTAATGAAGTATTACTTTGGAGTGTAATATTGATTGATAAGATAAATGCAATTTGGGGTATAGATAATAATACAAGTGACTTAGATAAGTTTACAGGCTATGAGCACTTATACGACAAGTTTGACACTTACACCAAAGAAGTATATTACGCAAACCCACAACAAACAATACAAGAAGTATATGATTTATATCGCAGTGTAAATCTTGTTCCAATTACATACTTTACAGAACAAGGAATGATAAACGAGCTCAAGCACTTTAAAAGCAGAGGCTATAATCATGTAACAGACAATGTACAAGGACTGGGTAACAACGCAGGTTCATCTATTGGAAGATTTTTATTTCCTAATATGATGACTGCTGAACCAAAAGGTAGAGGGTCAAACAGTTTACGAGATAGATTCTTAGATGAGAAAAAACTTAAAAGAGCAATACGCATTTGTTTTGAATTTAGAGATAGTAACAAACTTGTATACCCAATGTCATTGAGAACTGCATTAGAATTAGTTACTGGAGAAAATGTTACTAACTTTAAAGCCCAACATGCCAGAAGTATTGTAGAACATTTGTGTCCTGTAATGTGGGGCAGAGTATATGATTACAGTATGGGATATGGCGGCAGACTGTTAGGAGTAAGTGCAAGTAATATGAACTACACATATGTCGGAACTGATCCTAACACAGAAACATTTGCTTACTTAGAATACTTAAATGAACTATTAGGCGGACCTGGAAAAGACAATGAATTATATTGTAGTACAAGTCAAGATTATCAATGCGAAGATATTGACTTAGCATTTAGTAGCCCACCTTATTTTAATTTAGAAAAGTACAGCGATGAACCTACACAGTGTATGGTAGAGTTTGACAACCTTGATCAATGGTTTGAAGGATACGCAGTACCAACAATGCAAAACATATACAATGGATTAAACAGTGATGGAATTTTTGCAACAAACATTGCAGACTATAAATCTTACGATAGAAAAGAACCATATGAAGTTGTTGATCGTTGGATAGAAACTGCTGAAAAGATTGGCTTTAAATATAAAAATACAATAAAAATGTTACTAAGTACAAGACCAGGAGTTGGTAACGATCGTAAAGAAGGTAGACAAAAGTGGGAAGGCGTTTATGTCTTTGACAAATAAAAATATAGAGCGTATAATAGTACTATGAAACAAATAATACATGATATGGAATGCCTACAATGTGGTGATAGGTTTATTGCTCCTAAGCCTAGGCCGTGTGTTAAATGTGGACATAAGTATCTTATTGATTGGGGATTTAAAAAGGTGAATAAAAAATGAGTTATGTAGACGCATATCATGATAAAAACAAAGACGTTGTACATGTTGTAGAACGTATAAATGGCAAAAGAGAATTCAAAGAAATTCCTGCCAAGTACACATTTTATTACAAAGATCCTAAAGGTAAATTTACAAGTATATTTGGTGAGAAGCTAGAACGCATTGTGTGTAACACAAGTAAAAAGTTTAACACTGAGAAAAAGATTCATGGACACAAAGGCTTGTATGAAAGTGATGTAAATGTTATTTTTAAAACATTTGCAGAGAATTATGATCCACAATCAGTTCCAGAGCTAAATGTTTGTTTCTTTGATATTGAGACAGACTTTAACAAAGAAGTAGGTTTTGCTCCACCTGAAGATCCTTTTAATGCCGTAACGGCAATTAGTTTACACAACAGTTGGATGAATGCAACAATTTGTCTAGCAATTGGTCCTAAGACTATGACATTTAAAGAAGCAGAAACTGTTATTAACAAGTTTGAAAATACTATTCTGTTTGAAACAGAAAAAGAAATGCTTGAAGCATTTTTAGACTTAATTGACGATGCAGATATTTTAACAGGTTGGAACAGTGAAGGCTTTGATATTCCGTATCTTGTAAACAGAGTATCTAGGGTAATGAGCAAAAGTCACACACGCAAGTTCTGTTTATGGGATATGCTTCCCAAAGAACGAAAGTTTGAACGTTTTGGAGCAGAACAACAAACATATGATTTACATGGTCGTGTACACATGGACTATATGCAATTGTATAGAAAGTATACATATCACGAAATGCACAGTTATAGTTTAGATGCAATTGGTGAATATGAGCTAGGCGATCGTAAAGTAGATTATGAAGGTACATTAGATCAATTATACAACAATGACTTTGAAAAGTTTATTGCTTATTCAAGACAAGACGTTGACTTACTTGTAAACTTAAATAAGAAGCTACAATTTATTGACTTAGCAAATGTGTTAGCACATTCTAACACAGTGTTGCTACAAACAACAATGGGTGCGGTTGCACAAACAGACCAAGCAATTATTAACGAAGCACATACTAAAGGCTTAATTGTTCCTGACAAGCGTTACGATAGAGATTCAACACAAGCCGCGGGCGCCTACGTTGCAACACCTAAAAAAGGTATGCACAAATGGGTTGGAAGTATTGACTTGAACTCACTGTATCCTAGTATTATTCGTAGTTGTAATATGAGTACTGAAACTATTATTGGTCAAGTGCGACACACGTACACAAAAGAAATGATTCAAAATGCTCGCACAGTTGCTGAAGCGTGGGAAGGAAAGTTTGCTTGTCATGAGTATGAACTTGTAATGGATAAGAACATTGACGAGTTGCTACATTTAGACTTTGAAGACGGAACTAGTTTTGAAGCCACTGGTGCAGAGATATATGAAATTGTGTTTAACAGTGGACAACCTTGGATTATTAGTGCTAATGGTACAATCTTTACATATGAGAAAAAAGGCATTATTCCTGGATTGCTAGAGCGTTGGTATGCAGAGCGTAAAGAACTACAAGCAAAGGCTCGTGATGCTAGAGCAGAAGGCGGAGATAAGTTTGCGTTTTGGGACAAACGACAGTTGGTTAAAAAGATTAACTTGAACAGTTTGTATGGTGCGTTACTTAATCCTGGCAGTAGATTCTTTGATAGTAGGCTAGGGCAATCGACTACATTAACAGGGCGTAGTATTGCAAAGCATATGGCCGCAGAACTTAATAAGATTATTGCAGGTGAATATGATCATCAAGGTAAAGCAATTGTATATGGTGATACAGATTCCACATACTTTAGTTCATATCCTATGTTAAAAGATCAAATTAAAAATGGTGAAATTAAATGGGATGTTGATACTATTATTAGTTATTATGATGCAATATGCGAAGAAGTAAATAAAACATTTCCTGGATTTATGAGTAGAACATTTCATACTACATTAGACTTGGGTGCAATTATTGCCGCAGGTAGAGAAATGGTAGGTAGTGCAGGTTTGTTTATTACAAAGAAGCGTTATGCAATGTTAGTAATTGACAACGAAGGAAAACGAGAAGATGTAGACGGTAGTGCAGGTTATATTAAAGCAATGGGCTTAGACTTGAAGCGTAGTGATACGCCACCTTGGATGCAAGACTTTTTAAAAGATGTATTGCTTGAAGTACTTACAGGTGCAGAAGAACAAGAGATACTTGATAAGATTGTTGAATTCCGTAAAGAATACAGAGCCAAGCCAAGTTGGGAAAAAGGCTCGCCTAAACGTGTTAATAACTTAACAAACTATCGAGGTAAGATGGCAAAGTTTGAAAGAGAACGCAAAGTAGCACACAACAATAATAAAACAACAGGCGAACTTAAAAAGCCAGCAATGCCAGGTCATGTTACTGCGGCACTTAATTGGAATAAGTTGCGTGAGATTAACAGTGATAATTATGCCAATGAAATTGTAGATGGTATGAAAACTGTTGTTTGCAGACTCAAAGATAATCCACTTGGAATGACAAGTGTAGGATATCCTACAGATGAAACACGTCTTCCACAATGGTTTTTGGATCTTCCTTTTGATGATGATCATATGGAAACAGTAGTGGTTACAAAAAAATTGGAAAACCTATTAGGCGTGTTAAATTGGGATTTAGATAAAGCGGCAGCAAAGAACACGTTTAACAACTTATTTGAGTTTTAATGATTCGTGTTCTTTTAGTATTATCTACTTTATTACTTACTGCATGTGGGCCAACATTGTTTACAGTAGGTGGTATTGTAAATGTTACTGCTGGTGATATTGCTACAGTACCAATTAAGAAGAAAATAATAGAAGAAATAACTGAAAAACCTAGCAAAACCGCGGATAATTAACTATTGACATACGTCAGTATTTGCTATATTATATACATATGAAATACTTAATTATTATTACAAGCATTATATGGGGTATATTTTTCTATACAAATGCAAAGGCAGAAGAAACAGTAGTAACAAATGAACAGTTTGCATTTAAAGTAAAAAGTTGTGTACAATCTTTATATGCAGATAAAACAAAGTATCCGTTAACTAAGCAAGTTCCACTAGAACTTATTATTGCTCAAGCGGCACATGAAAGTGCATGGGGTAACAGTAGATTTGCAGTACAGGGTAATAACTTGTTTGGAATAAGAACGTGGAATCCAGAAGATCCACAACTAAAAGCAAAAGGGGCGCCAGATGCTCCTTGGGGTGTAAGAACTTATACTAGTTGGTGTGCAAGTGTAGAACATTACTTACACATACTAGATACACTTCCTGTTTATTCGCAATTTAGAGAAGAATTGCAGTTTCAAAGAGAAGTAATTAAAAGTGTTACGCCTATAAATTTAGCATTGTATTTGGCAAGTTGGAGTGAACAAGGGCCAGAATATGTAAGATTACTACAATCTATAATGTTAAGTTTATATCAAAAAGAATTTTATAAAAAAATAACATAAGGAAATAACATGATTGACTTAGGAATTGATGTACAAAAAACAGTAGATAAACTCAGTAAATGGGACGACAGACACGGTGGTCCATATGACAGAGGTGGTGCTGATAGTTACTATAGACGAGGTTGCAGACCACATTATTACACAGCCGATACACATAATAGTACTAGAGTAGAGCGAGAAGATATGACTGATGAACAAATTAGAGCATATGAGGCCGGCTATAAAGACAATGAAGAAGCTGGTGACTTTAAAGATTGGGGTTGATAAATAATTTTGTTAGTAATTAAACTAACATTGTGAGCGACAGGGTAAAGCTGTCAAGCAATAAGGAGAAATATTATGGACGCACTCACTTTATGGATGGCAATAGGATTTCTATTTGCCTGCTATTCAGTAATAGCAAATGATTCAGTTCAAACACTTGGAACATGGATCGCATCAAACAACGAAAAAGTTAATTGGAAAATTATGTGGGGAGCGGCTTCGGCAGTTCTCCTTTATACTTTGTGGTATGGTTGGACAGTAAACGGCGGTGACATTAGTTACGGACGACTTAACAGAATTCCATTCCAAGAAATACAATGGTACCATGCTATGGCACCAGGACTACTACTAATACTTACAAGAATAGGTGTACCAGTTAGTACAAGTTTCTTAGTACTAAGTGCATTTGCAAGCACATTTGTATTAGAAAAAATGCTTATGAAAAGCATGATGGGTTATGCAGTTGCGGCCGTGGCAGCATATGTAATCTGGATAGGTGTTACTAAACTACTAGACGAAGCATCACCAGTTAAAGAATCACATAAGAAGTGGTGGCGTATTGGCCAATGGGTAACAACAGGCTTCTTATGGTTTACTTGGTTATCACATGATATGGCAAACATTGCCGTATTCTTACCAAGGGAGATTCCATGGGATCTAATGGTATTGATTAGTGTTGTATTTGTAGCAGGGCTTGGATATATGTTCCGTGAAGGCGGAGGTAAAATTCAAAAAATTGTTATTGAGAAACACAACACTAGATACGTAAGAAGTGCCACAATTATTGATGCAGTATATTGGTTAATTTTGTTCTTCTTCAAAGAACTAAATGATATTCCAATGTCAACAACATGGGTATTTGTAGGACTACTATGTGGACGTGAACTTGCTATGGCTACAATGACAGGAAAAGAAAAGTTCAAAACAGTATTTCCACTTGTTACTAAAGATTTCCTAAAAATGATGATTGGTTTAGGTGCAAGTGTGGGCGTAGTTCTTACAATTCACTATATAATTGTACCAAACGGACTATAAAAAATCAAAAAAAATTGAGAACCCTTATGCAGTAAGGGTTTTCGCATGACAAAAAAACCGCAAAAAGGTTGACAATACCAAGAACTCTTGCTATAATATATACATATTAAACAATAAAGGAAAGATATGAAAAACTCTAAAGCATTTTTAAACAGTTTTAAGACAAAATATATGGTTACATTACGTCCTATTGATGCAGACTGTTCACATGTTGATAATGTTTATGTAAAAGCATTTGGCTTGCAAGACGCTATGAATAGAGTAGATGCGGCAGTTGATCATTTAGAATACGCAGTACAAGATATTATACCAGCAGGCAATGATTTATTTGGTATTAACAAAAGTTGTTCTTGTAACAGAGCTTCAATAAAAGATATTGGTATTGCTAATGAGTTTTTTGGAATTTCATTTAACTAGGAGATAGTATGGAAACTTGGGAAAAAGATTTAAACGAAAATATGGAATCAATTAGAAACTCATATAAAAGCATTATGAGAACTGGTTACTCAATTATGGGTGTTATGATTCTTTGGATTGGTATTGAAATAGGAATGATGTTATGAAAAATATAATCATAGCAGTAGCAATAACATTCGCAGTTATATTTGCATTCATTAGTAGTGTTGAAGCAAAGCGAGTAAGTGTATTGGAAGATCAATTAGAAGCACATAAAATGGCTATAACATTTGCCAACGAGGCAATACATACATTTTATAATCAAGTGGAAGTAGCAAATAAATGAATACAAGTGATTTAATATGGACTGCAATTTTTAGATTTATTAAATGGTATTTTGTAGTTTGGTTTATTTTATGGATTCTTTCAGAAATATCGGGGTAGAAAGGTTGACAATATTGTTGACTTATGTATAATATTAAATATACGGAGAGTAGAATGGTAGTTCCAAATGAAACTAAAACTGAAAAACAAGAATTATATGATAAACTTCTTGTTGAGTGGACTATTAAAATTAAAAAGATGTCTCCTCAGTTAAGAGAAAAAGAAGTCAAATTGTTAGCAGAAGTGGCAGCTGAAGCAAACATGACACAGATATAGAATTTTATTAACAGTAAACTTAACTGTTAAAAAGGGGTAAAATCACTATAAATATACAAGTGGTTAAGAATTAATTGCTCTGATGTGATCGCAGAAGCAATGACGAAGAATTGGTCGGTCACGTAAAAATAAAATATAGGAGAAAACTATGTTAGATAAAATCAAAGGTGCCGTTTCGGGTGCTATGGATATTGGCGTAATGCTAATTGGCCTTGCTATCGTTCTACAAATCGTATTCGGTGGTTCTGTTCCTTT